GTGATTACATGCGTACAACTAAGACATACTTTTTTAAAGTCGGCGATGTAGAGTGTGAGATTATGTTTCGTGCTCTTGACGATTCTGACGATGTAGCAAACCTGAACTCACTTGAATTAACCTTTGCCTGGTTTAATGAGTGTAGAGATATTAACCCTGACATTGTTGATGCGATGTCTAAACGTATAGGACGATTTCCGTCATCTAAAGATGGGGGCCCTTCATGGTTCGGTATGTGGGGAGATACAAACCCACCGACTATGGACACATGGTGGTACTATCAGATGGAAGGGCTAGACGAATCAGATGGAGTTAGCCCGAACGATAATGGGTGGGATGTGTTTAAGCAACCATCAGGCAGAAGTTCTTTAGCAGAAAATATTGATAACCTGCCCGAAGGTTACTACGATACACAGGGTAGGGCAGAAGAATACATTCGTGTATATATAGATGGTGAGTATGGTCTGAGTTCTGCAGGCCAGCCTGTATATAAATATTTTAAACCAGACTATCATATGGGGCAGTCAACACTTAAACCTATTATAAATGGTGTGCGCCCTATAGTGGTTGGTATAGACTTAGGTCTGACACCTGCAGCTGTTATAGGACAACAAGACCCGCGTGGTCGTGTTCTTATATTAGACGAAGCTGTATCGTTTGATATGGGTATACAAAGATTTATCCGTACTGTTCTGCGCCCGCTGTTGACCGAAAGGTTCTCGGGCGCACCAATTTTAGTTATCACTGACCCGGCAGGAGTGCAACGTGCACAGACTGACGAAAGGTCTGCCGTAGATATTATAAAGGCAGAAGGTTTTAGAGTCCTTCCAGCTAAGACTAATAATGTATCTGCACGACTATCTGCAGTAGACGACTTTCTTATGCGGCAAGTTGACGGGGATGCTGCGTTTTTAGTAGACCCTAGATGCACACGTTTGAAAGCAGCGATGATGGGTGGATATAGATTCCATCACAAGAATGGTACTATAGACAAGAACAAACATTCACATGTAGCTGAAGCGTTGCAATATCTGATGTTGCATATAGGTTCTGCTGGCGAGGGTAGGTTTATGATAAAAACACGAGAAATAAAAAAGGTTGCAGCAGGAGGATGGACTTGATAGTATTATTATATAGTTACCTTCCAACTATGTTATCTTTAATAGTACCCACCTGTTCCTCCCCTCAGGTGGGCACCTAAAAGAAAGGTATAAAATCATGAAAAGAAAATTTACTTTAATATCAATTAAAACAAACAACGTATATAAATGGATATTAGGATTAACTCTGTTAGAAATAATTTTACATATATGTGAAATAACATTTGACATGTTGCAACATATCCATTTCTATGGATTTGCTTTTTAAAGGAAAGGGATAAATTATGGAAACTTTAATTGTAGGATTAGTTGTAAACATGTGGACTTTAGCTAACGTAGACTTTTTTTCTAAACGTAGTGAAAATGAACGAATGTATAACTGCGAATGGGTTGATGTAGGGTGGCAGAAAACAAACCCTGAAAATCCTAGTATAAATATACTTGGTTATGTTAAATATCTTCATGTGTGTGAAGAAAAATAATACGCTTGCATAGGTACTTGTTCCTATGTATATTTAATTATAAACTATAACGGAGATACATATGCCTAATAAAAACCCAACAGGTTATAAAAAACCGTATACTATATATTCAGACAACGACAAAATGGACACGAGTGGAATGTCTAATGAACCACCAATGGAAATATCAATGGAAGAAGTTATTACTATGACGATAGGCCCTATTACTAAATATGGTATGGGCGGAAAAGTTGATAAAAAGAAATATTATGGCGAGGGTGGAATGGTTTATACAGATAAAAATGACGAAGACACTCTGATAAAAATGAAAGATTTAAAAACATAATATGGTATTAAAAGTTATAGGTAATGAAGAATTAGTAAAGCAAGAAGAAGCTATTACTAAACAACAATTAGCTGAAAGGCAAAACCAACCTCTTATACTGGGGCTGGCTGACCATTTGCGTACTTGTTGGGACGCAGCAAGACAAGCTAAAAAACCTATAGAAAACATTATGTTAAAAGCACTTCGTCAAAGAAACGGAGAGTACGAAGCAGATAAGTTAGCCCAGATTAACCAACAAGGGGGCTCTGATGTTTACATGATGATTACAGAAGTTAAATGTCGTGCTGCAGAAAGCTGGCTTAGAGACATATTACTTGACCAAGGTTCACCTCCATGGGGGTTAGAGCCTACGCCTATCCCAGATTTATCTCCGGGACAAACACAAGAAATAGAACAAGCATTTGCTGAACAAGTTGTAAAAGTTGTTGAGCTAAATGGGCAGGCACCGACTCAAGAAGAAATGATTGAGTTACGAGAAATGATAACACAAGATTATCGTTTTAAGTTACTACAAGCTGCAGATAATCGCGCGAAAAAAATGGATGTAAAAATTAGAGACCAGTTTACGCAAGGTGGTTGGGGCGAATCTTTTAATGAGTTTATAACTGATTTGGTTACATACCCATGTGGTTTTATAAAAGGGCCCGTGGTGCGTAGACAAAGAAAGCTTGGGTGGATTTATGAAAACGGAAAAACTTCTGTGGAGGCAGATGAAACTATTGCTCCAGAGTTTGAAAGAGTTGACCCGTTTAGAATTTATCCTGAACCAGGCATAACTAATATTAACGATGGTTACTTATTCCAACATCATCCTCTAAGTCGTTCAGAACTTGCAGACCTTATAGGTGTGCCAGGTTATGACGAAGATGCTATTAGGGAAGTACTTGATATTGGTAATGGCACATCTTGGTTTAGTGAAGATGTAGAACTTACCAAAGAACAAGAAGAAAGAAAGTTCCATACTTTTAACAAACCGACTACAACTTATGATGCACTAGAGTTTTGGGGCAAAGTAAGTGGCAAGATGTTAAAAGAATGGGGGCTTACTGAAGAAGAAGTGCCCGATGAAGCAAAAGAATATGATGCTAACGTCTGGGCTGTAGGTAATTATATTATTAAAGCAGTATTAAATTATGACCCGTTAGGAGAAAAACCTTATGCAAAAACATCATTTATTAAGTGCCCTGGCGCGTTTTGGGGCAAAGGTATACCAGAAATTATTGAAGATTTACAAAACGTGTGTAACGCGGCTGCGAGAGCTTTGGTTAACAATATGGGGATTTCTAGTGGGCCTCAAGTCGAAGTTAACCTTGAGCGTATCCCGCCGAATGAAGACATTACGCAACTTCATCCGTGGAAAATTTGGCAAGTAACTAACGACCCTTTGGGTTCTAGTGCACCTGCTGTTAGATTCACACAACCAGATGATAACGCAAATACATTACTAGGTGTGTATGATAAATTTAGTAAGTTAGCAGATGACCATTCTGGTATCCCTTCATATGTTTATGGAGACCTAGATGTAAAAGGAGCTGGTAGAACTTCTTCTGGACTGTCTATGTTAATGGGGGCAGCTGGTAAAGGTATACGTCAAGTAGTTATGCACATAGATAATGAGATTATTAAACCTGTTGTTTACAGACAGTTTGTATACAACATGAGATATGATGAAGACGAATCAATTAAAGGCGATGTAAACATTGTACCAAAAGGTGCAGTAAACCTTGCAGTTAAAGAAACTGTAAATGTTCGCCGTATAGAATTTCTTAACGCAACCGCCAACGAGGTTGATATGCAAATCGTTGGTAAAGAAGGCCGTGCAGCGATTCTTCGTGAAGTGGCTAAAGGGTTGCAAATGCCTGTGGATGATATTGTTCCGTCAAGGGAAAGAGAAAAGTTCCAAGATAAAGTGAAGGCAAAAATGCAACAAGCAGCACAACAGCCTACACCAACTCAACCGGACGGTTCCCCTAAAGGTGGAATGGATGGCAACACAGTTAGCAACCGAGACACTGGAGGCGCTGGATGATTAATCCAAAACCAGAGGTTGTTAAGTCTTTAGCGACAGTTAGTCGTTCTTATCCTGAAATTGTACAATGGTTAAAAGAATGGCGTGACCACGAACTAAAGACATTACCAAGTGTCTTGCAGAACACAGCACTCGCACAGGGGCGGTGTCAAGTTTTGTCAGAAGTAACTAAACTAATAGAACAGTCCCCTGAAACATTTTCAGCAAAGTCAAAATGACAGCTGTTAATTACGCACACCAATAGGAGCGATTATGTCAATACCAAAGCAAGTTAAGAAACAATCAGAGGAAGTACAAGAGTTGTATAAGCAGATTA